TTTTCAAATAATGCTTTTAATATATTACCTGATGGTGTAGGTAGTATTTCAATTACTCCCATCACTTGATCTCCATCCCACCAAATTTTCTTAATATTATGAGAAACGTTTTTTAAGTTAATAATAGAAGAATCGGGGTGGTCTAATTCGCCTAAAGCACGGTTTGCTTTAACACTCTCCATATACTTATCTATCTCACGTTGCCATAAATCTTTAGCGTAATAACGACCATTTCCGTTTTTTACTTCAGCTGTAGCTAAAATACCTTCAACTAAAGGATTACCTGTTGAAGATTTTCCTTCAGTTAGTTTAGATGGTTTAGCAGTAAAGTATTGAGTTTCTATTAATACTTGTTTCATATTAGTCTATATCACCAGTTTTTAATTTCTTCTTCCACTCTTTATCTAACTTTTTAAGTTCTTTTTTTTTCTTTTTAGCTTCCTCTTTATTATCTTTTTTACTCTCTTCTTCAACTTCAGCTAATACTTCTTTAATTAAGATGTGGATTTGAGAGCGCAATACTGACTCTTTTAAATCACCATATCCTGATGACTTATGTTTGCCTTTAGGTTCTTTTGGGGTGCCTAATCCAGGTGCTTCAGTTGTATATCCTACTCCTTTGGTTCCAAATTGACCATCTTTAACATAATGATTAATATCTTTAGCTAAATTTTTAGCTACAATAGCTCTTAATTCTTCAACATGCTTGTCAGCATTTTTAGGATCCTTCATCTCAGTGTAGTATCCTTGTAAAAATTCTTGACCAAATACATTATCATAATTTTTCTCGTCTTTATAATCATATCCACGAGTAGCCATATCTGTAACTTCTTTGGTAGTTTCTTTTTCTTCAGCTTTAGCTTCTTTTTCTTCTTTAAGAGTAGCCATATTGTCATTAAAGATAGATTGCCAATCTTGCTTTTTACCGGATGTTACTAAACCACCTATTCCTTCGTTGATAATACTTCTATTTTTAAGAATAGTAACAGTATCTTCAAATGTATTAACAGGTGATAACATATCTGGGAATTGGCGTAAAGCTGTTTTTAAGAAATAAGCTTTATTTCCTTTACCTTCTTTAATAAGGTTATATTGTTCTTGTAGTGTTTTCATTTTTAATCTTTAAATAATTCAATTATATCATCTAACATAGAACTAGCTAAATCTGTCCCATAAATTGATCTCATTTGAGGATTATCTCTGTATGAGTTTAATGTTTCATTTTTAGCTTTTCCTATTAAGGTAATGAGTTCTTTTAATTTACTAGCTAATATATTAAAATCTCCTAATTTACCAGCTATATATTTTTTAGTTTCATCATCAACTTGTAACGATGATAAATATGATTCAATATCAAAATGAGGATCTTCTTCTTCCCACAATTGTTTTACTTCAATACCTTTAGCTGCTTTATTAAGTGCTTTTTTATTAACAGGTTTATATCCTAATTTGTAATAATAAATATGTTCAGCACCTTTAGCTCCTTTTTTAGGATTAAAAGCAAACGGAGTAGCATAATTTTCACCTGATCCAGCTGTAAATCCAGAACCTGTTCCAGTAGCACTTGTTTCATCTAAGTGCTTTTTAATTATTTCTTTTATTTTATCTTTTAAACTCATTTTGCTGACTCAAGCTCTTCTAACAATTGATAGTATTGAAGAAGATTTACTAAATGATCGTCATTAACTTTGTCTGTTTTACCTAATGAAGGTAAAATGTTCATAACTTCTTGAATCTTGATTTGAATAGCTTTGTCAGTCACTTTTTTATTTAAAGTAATTAAAGCTTCTTTAATTTCATTTACTTTAGTATTATAGAATTCTTTTAACTTAGGAGTACTATCAATACTATTAATAAACTCTTTTAATACTGATTTTTGGTTTTCATTTAGATCAGAGTACTTATCGTTGAATTTTTCAAGTAATACTCTATATGTTAAGACACGAATATCTTTGTCTTGATTTTTAAACTCTTCTAAGATAGTTTCTTTAACTTCTTTCTTATTAATAGTAGTTTTAGTTAAATACTCTAAAAGAACAGTTTTATTCTCTATAATTTGATCAGGGTTAGACAAATTCTCACTATTATATACCTCTAATAATGTAAATAAAGCTGCTTGTGCTTTATAATTAGGTAATTTAGTTTTAAAGAATTCCTCTAAATTATAGTTAGCCTTAATTTCTTTAATTAAGTTGTACTTTTGTCTTTTAAGAGCAGATCTATTTAAATGTTTTGAGCTTTCAACTAATGTTGATACTACCATATCTGCTTTAGCTTCACTGATGTTTCCTACATGTTTGAAGAAACTTTCATAAAGTCTATATTCTTTACCTAATTCAGTTTTAGTAAAATATTTCTTTAAAATAGTAGAAGCTGGGGAGTCTTTACCTGATAAGGTATCTGCTGTTATTTGTCTAACAAGCAATTCAAAGAGTATTCCCGGGTTTTTGTACTTCGAGTGTTTAATATTCACTTTAGTATAATTTTTATTATAAATATATGAAAAGTTTTTATTCTCGTATTTGAGACTCATCTAATAATGAAGAATCGTCTTTTTTTACTGATATTTTCTTGTCTAGTCCTTCAAATAATGGTTTATTTTTAAGCATATTTTCAAGAGCTAGTGGTGATCCACCTTTAAAATTATTCTTTAATGATTTATCCTCACCAGTATCATCACCTTTCTTCATACCTTTGTTACCTAATCTATCAGTACCAAATGCATTCTTTTGAGTTCCTATATTTGATGCTTTTTCTTCAGGACGACCTAATTTAAGATCTTCATCATACCCATCAGGTAAACCACCCATTCTACTAGCGCCATATAATGTAGCTAAATCATGAGGTGTACCATAAGACTTACCTGATTCTAATGGATCATTACCTTCATTTTCAATTTGTTTCATTCTGAAAGTACGTTTTTGGTCTTCAGCAATTAAGTCTCTGTATTCATCATATTGGTCCTCACTTAAATGGAAGATATTATCATAGATCCAATCAGTAGGTAATATTTTAGTTTCAATTATATTACGAGCTAAATCTACTTTTTCCTTCATTAATGCTATTCTTTCTTGATCATAGATGATAGAAGGAGTAGTTAATGATAATTCAAAGTTAGTTAATGCTTCATTTCTATATCCTTGAGTGTATAAATGAACTAAAGCTATTTTATATAATTCTGATAGTATAATTCTTTGGATGCGGTCAATTGTACGAGCAAAACGAATGTCTTCTGCTGCTAATGTTGCTTTACCTGTTAAGTCTTTTTCATAACCCATAAATGCTTTAGGTACTTTTAAAGCAGCGAATAATTTATCTCTTAAATAAACTACGTCTTCAATTGCTGTATAGTCCATACCTTTTGTAGGTTCAATCTTAGTAGCACTGTCATTACCTCTAACAGGTATGTAAAAGTCTTCTAAAATATTTTGTTGGTTATACTTCATATTATATTCACCAGTTTGAGGATCAATAAATGGAGTTTTCTTCATTGTATTGATAGTCTTTTGCATGAAGTTTTCTACTTCATTAGGTGGAATAGAACCAACATTAATATAGAAAATACGTTTTTCTGGGGCGCGAACAATGCGATGGATCAACATAGCGTCTTCCATCAAAATGTATTGTTTATATAATTTACGAGCAGGCTCTAAATATGATCTACCATAAGGTAAATAATTCACATCAGTAATTAGTCTGAAGTGAGCCATTTCATAGTTGTCAAAGTAAATATTTTTATCATTTTTTCTAGATGATTGAGTACCTTGACCTCCAATTCCATAATAGCCTGAACCACCAGCATATCCATCAGGTGAAAAAGCAAATCTTACTTCAGCTGGTTTTTTAGGATCATAGTTTTCTTGTCTCTCAATATGGTAAGCTGTGTATGGTATAACATTGTACACACCAAATTTTTCAGCAATTTCTAATTTTAAAAAGAAATCACCATATTTACACATTTGGCGAATCCAAGACCATAAATTAAACTCAATGTTTAATACATCATAGAATAAGTTATATAAAATCTTTTGTGTATCTTCATCACTACTTCTAATCTGAAGTACTTCACCCATATCATTTTTAAGAGTACATTCATCAGCTATAATATCTAGAGCTGAGGAAATAATAGCATCAGTATCCATCGCATCATAATCTGAGTAGATTTGGGTACGTAAGTATTTCCAGTTAATGTTTAACTGAGCACCATAGAGGGATGTACTGTTACTTGAGTAGATTCGATTATATCGGTCTACAAGTGAGTTTGTTTGATATTCTCCAGTCATTTGGATGCTGTTAACATCCATAACTTTTAATTCATTTCCACCAGCGTTTCTGATTATTACATCAGTAGCGAATAATCGCTGTAGCCTTGAAAATACACTAGTATCTGCCATTTTGTTCTAAATTATACCAATAAATATTATAGTAACCAGCTAATGTCCTCAGCTCCATGACCATAATTAATTTGATATGGATTATTATATGCATTTGGTGTATAAGCTCCTTGAGAATTAGGTCTTGTAGTAGCAATATTTGATAACATTGCGCGAGCTAAATCAACTCCTTGTGATTTATATTTAAGAGCTGTATCTCTTATATACATCGCTGTTCCAAAACTCATAACTAAGTCGTCATTATAACCTGATTGTGCTTCTGCTTTACCATTTTTCCACACAAACACTTTCATTTCTTCAACTAAACGTTTAGATTGTATGATAACACTTTTATCACCAATGTACTCTCTAAACTTATTAATAACTAATGGTCTGGTTCTTAAATTCATTGTAAAACCAGGCACTAGTTTTGATGGGTCATCTAATCTTTCTAGATAAGATTCAGCAGTTGTTGCTTCAGATTTAGGAGAATAATATAAATTTCTATATCCTCTTTCCTGAACTGCGTCTAATGTTGCCCATCCTATATTATTATTTTCAATTACTAACAATGCTTCATTGTATTCTGTTGCTATTGCTACTAATAAGTAACCAAATTCTTTAGGTGATAATTGTCCTTTATATTCACCTACTTGAGTATTAGTATCTATATCAATAATATGAAATGCAGAGAAGTCTTTACTATCTCCTCGAGCAACATCAGCTACAACCATATAACTACGGGTGTAATCTGCTGGTTCCCATATCCATAAGTTACGGTCAGCACCTCGTCTCTCCAAGGGATCTTTAATATAAGTTTGAGTAATAAATTCAAGATACTCAGGATAAAATACTACATCACCTGATGTATTGAAGTCGCAGTCACATTCTTGAGCTGCTAATCTTGGGTCACCTAATAATTCATCTTGTTTCTTTCTCCAACTTTCATCTCGTTCAGGATGAACATACCATGGTAATTTAATTGGTAAAAACTGGTTTTCACCTGCTTCTGCTCTAACCCATGTCTGATGGAACCAGTTACCAGTACCATATGGAGTAGATAACACAATTGCTCCTCCTCCAGTGGCTAAGGTTTGTTGAGCAGATGCCCATATCTCAGCAATACCATCAATAAACGCGGCCTCATCTATAATAAGAAGTGACACTGCTTCAGATCGCCCTGCATCACCTGCTGCTGATACTGCTTTAACTTGAGATCCATTACTTAATCGTAATGTCAGTTTATTATTTTCTTCAGCTGTTATTTTTAACCATGAAGGTAAATTTTCAAACATGAATTTAACTTTCGTTACCATGTTTTTAGCTGTCTCTTGTTTAGTAGCTATACATAAAACGTTTTTGTCTTTATGGAATAACATTAACCATAATGAGTAACCTGCTACTAATGTTGATATACCTAACTGTCTTGATTTAAGTATTATATCATATGGATTATCTTTCCATAAGTTAAGTACTTTATCCTGGAATGGGTATAGGTTAAATAATACTCTACCACGTTGTGGATGTTGGATATAGCAGTATTTACGCATGAAGTGCGCTGGGTTAGAGGCGCACTTCAGGTATTCTTCACGAATTATTTGTTTTATATCTTGACTCATAAAAACCTTTTATTGAAAAAATTATAGTTTTGCTTCTTTTTCTTTAAGAGCTTTTTCTAATTTTTTCTTTTTTTCTGTTAGGTCTTTTAATTTATCTAGTAAATCTTTTTTCTTATCACCTTCAGCTTTTTTATATTCTTCGTTAGTTGCTTTAAAATCTTTAACTACTTTAGCTAAAGCATCTGTGATTTTAGATATACTAGCATTTTTCTTTAACTCAGCTTTAGTAGGTTGAGCGTTTTTGATTTTTTCATCTTTAGCGTCATCATCATCCTCATCAGCTTCTTCTAAATTAACAGTGCCTCCTTTTTTTAATTCAGTTTCAGCATCTATTTTACCTTTAGAATTTAACTTATTATACCCAGGATCTTTTTTCATAGCGGCTACACCTTCAGGTCCAGCATATGTTTCTTCACTTAGGATTTCAACTATAGTTTCTCTAATTAATTCTTCTAATTCAGTACGTTTCATTATGTTAGGTTTGTGTATAAATATTAAAAACCTAAATAAGATTTAATCTGTTTAATTCTTTCCTCAGTAGTACCTGATATTATTCCAAAGTTTTGTATATTGTTTAGATTTTCAGTGATAGTATTCTTAATAGATATATCAATCAACTTACGATAATCAGCATCTGTTTCTCTAACTCCATTATCTTCTATTTCAACTCCAACAGGTGAAACATAGAATATATAATCATATTCCCAAATAAATGGAGCAGCATAATTAGTGAATGCTATTTTATCTTCATCATGAATTGATTGAGCACATTTAGCAAATGACATTACATCAATAACTGTTCTATCAGTTATAACATTTTCTCTCATTAATTCAGAACAACGTTCAGCTAAGAATATTGTTTGACCTTTTAATGTACTATCAGTGTTTAATGGAATACCTAAATCACGTAAGTATTTACTACGCTCAGTAGCAAAGAAATAATCTTTAAATTCAGGTAATTCTTTTAATGCATGTACGAGTGTACTTTTTCCAACACTCATTGTTCCTGTTAATCCTATTTTCATACTTATAATGTAATAAAAAAGACTTGCATTTGCAAGCCTAATTTGAGATATGTTTGTAAAAATCAGAATCGCTGTTTTGCAACGCCACTCTTATACCATGGTAATCCATCTCCACTTTTTCTAGCTTTCTTCCAACTGTCTTTAGTGTGTTCAAAACCATTAATAAAATATTCTTCTTTTCCGTCTGGGTGAATTACTGCTGG